GCCGATCAAAGGTGTGCAGCGCGTCTTTGGTGCGAGCACGAACGATACGGCGCGTCGCTTGCGCCACCGCCGGGTTGGTCATCGCTTCCATCACGGCCGCGAGTTCTTTCTTGCTGAAGTTCATGTAAAGGCTCCGGTTCGGGCAAAAGAAAAGCCGCCCGGAGGCGGCTCGTCATTCCCGTGATGGTTGGTCAGTTGCGTGCCGAGATTTCCACGTTGCCGTCGGCATCGGCGGCAGACATGAACACAGCGTCCACGGCTACCGTATTCGTGGCGTCGGCGGCGCCCTCGAAGCCACCGATCGGCTTACCGGCAGCCGCGGCGGCTACGCGTACGTAGACCTGGCCACCAGCGACCACAGCGGCGCCGCCGTTGAGCTTGACGGTCATGTAGCCCCGGCGCAGCACATTACCGAGACCAGACGTGGGCGGCGTTGCGCTGCCGAGCGGATCCTGCCCCGAGTTCGTCGGGAAGGGACGTACCAGCGCGCCGTAGAAATCGGTTGCGACCTCGCCGCCGGCGAATGGCACGAACTTGCCGCCGGACATCTTGCCTGCCAGGCCATATGCCGAGAATGGCTTCGTCGAGTCGAGGACCTGAGTCTCGACGACCGAGTTTTCCTTGCGGCTGACGTCGCCCGGGATACCGGACGGCATGCGATAGACAAATGCGACCATGGTGTTGATTCCTCGTGTGTTGTCGGTCGGTTACTTGCCGGCCCGGTCTTCCCAGAACTTGCGATTCTGGGTGTTGATGGAGGCCGCGGTGGTGGCCCGGCCGAAATCACGGGTCGACACGCCGTCTCGCGTGCCTGCCGCGTTGTTCTGCTGCTTGCGCATGGCGGCCGCGCCATTGAAGATCACGCCAACAGCGGCGGCGTCCAAAGAGGCAAAATCTGCGGTGCGACCAGCCAGCAGCGGGTCAATCACTGCCCGGCCGGCTTCGGTCCCATACGCGGCTTCCAGCACCTTGCGCTGGCAGGCGCAGACGTCGACGGTCTTGGCCTTGGCATCGAATGTCGGCATCTTGAAGCCCGGGACCAGGACTTCGGCATTCGAGCGGACCGTGGCCATGTCGCCCGTATAGGTCTGGCCAGCGGCTTCGGCGTTCTTGCGGGCTTCCTCGGCCTCGAGGATGGTGTCCTTGGTCTTCTTCTTGTCTTCATCGTCCTCGTCGTCGTCCGTAGTCGCCTTTTCCTTGGCGGCAGCTTCCATGTCGCCCACGCGCTTGGAGAGCTTCTTGACTTCGCCGAGGATGGCGTCGAGGGTGGCGCGGTCGCCGGTCTTCGCCTTCTTCTTGTCGTCCTCGTCGTCGTCCCCGTCCTCGTCGGTGGTCGGGGCCTCCTTGAGGGCTTCTTCCATCGCGGCCTCGTCCTTCGTCTTAAAGGCTTCGCGCAGCTTGTCCATCCAGGTCTTCTTTGCCATTTCGGGTTCCTTATCTCCGATTGCGCAGCGAGGGCCGCAACGGCCCCGCTCTACCAGCGCCACATGGTTGCCAATGATGTTGCGCTGTACCCCGCGCCCGGGTTCCAACTCTTCGTAGTCCGCGTCGTAGCCGCAGGACACCTCCCGCAGTCCGGCACGCACGGCATCGATCGCGGCACGGTCAGTGATCAGCAGGTCGGCCAGCAGGAAGTCGCTGTCCAAGCCGTCGCCGCGCCGCACGTTCTGCGTGATACCGACGCTGAGCTGCTTCCATGTCTCCGGCGTAACGAAATCGTCCGGATGGTCGATCGTGACTGGCTTGCCTTCAAAGCTGGCGATGGTCTCAGGGCGGAACACCTCTTCCGGCGTGCGCGCCACATGCACGATGCCGTCGCGCCCTACGGCGACGGGCACCTCGCCATCGACGTACAGCAACTCGCCGATGCGGGCGATGGGCACACCCTCGCAGAGCAGAAAGCCCTCGTTCGTGACCGACTGACGCGCGCCCAGGCGCTCAACGGTGTAGAAGCCGCTGGCCATGCGGTCTGTGGTCTTCATTCCATTCCTTCGGTTCAGCGATCGAGCAGAATCTCGCAGGCGGCCATGACTCGGCCAGCAGCGACGGTCGGAAAAATTATCAGCGCGCAGACGACCAGAGCAGTCGAGACGGTTACGGCCATGTCATTCCTCCGGAATCACCGGTTCGGGGTAACAGCGGCAGTTCGGGAACTGCCCGGCGTGGCCTGTCATCCCGTCGATCGTAGGTGGATCGGACCAGGCCACGAACTTGCCCTCCATCTTCTTGTGCGACTCGCGCACGTCGCCGTCATGGGAGGTGCGCCAGAAATAGCCAGGCGAGCCCACATGCAGCGCACGCGCCTCGGTCAGCGTCGATGCGGTGCGTGCCACCTCAGTACGGGCAATCAGGTCGGCGCGGCTCTTGGCCACGTCGCCCGACGCCTGGATGGCCTTCGAGATTTCCGACGCCCTGGTGCTGTCCTCGATCCCCTCGATGGTCAGCCTGTGCACGCGCTGAGCAGCGCCGAGCGGAATCGACTTGATCAATGTCACCTGCTCGGCCATCAGGACCTGCATCGTGGTGCCTGTCGGTGCCGTCCGAATTTCCTGCCGCAGCGCGCGGGACAGGTCGGCCGAGTACTGCATCCAGGCCGCCTCGTCACGCCGGTTCACCTCGGACAGCATTTCGGCGGCTGCGCGCTCGGCCCACGGCGTCAACGCCTCAGCGTATCGCCGCAGAAGCTGCTCAATCGTCGGCAGTACGCCGGGATCGCCAGGCGGAAAGCCATTTACCAACGCGCCCACCTGCTGAGCGACCTGCCGGAGCTGCGTCCGATACACCCTTTCGGGTCCGCTGGTCTTCACCGGGTTCCGGTGGCGTTTCCGGTCGAATGTTCGGGTCGTCGCCATCAGGTAGTTCCATCTCCGGCGAGGGCGGCGGCTCGTTCTCCGCTTCCTCGATCGCCTCGTCCGTGATGCTGGTAAAAACGCCGGTCGTGTGGCTCGACTGCCGCAATTCCTTCATGGCGGTCGGCTTGTCCACCAGGTCGGCGTCATAGGCCGCCACCACGGCGTCCGTTGTCGTCTTCGCGTTGTTGGCTTTCTCGGTGTCGGAGAGCTGCCAGAGCGACGTGAAGGTGAAGGCGAAGCCCTCGGGCGGCGGCTTGCCCAGCTCAGAGCGCACCAGCACCTCGTACAGGCGGGTCAGCGGCAGCCGCAGGCGGCGCTCCTGCTGCTGCTTCACGTTGTCGTAGTAGGTGCGCAGGTCCGACTCACCAGTGCTGTTCAGGCCAGCTGGGGACTGGCCGAACAGGCGCACGAGCGGGATGCCCAACGCTCCGGACAACTGCTGACCGAACTGCAACAGCACGTTGTCCAAGCCCGAGAACGTGTACTGGTGCGTCTCGAACTTGTCGCGCGAGTCGACCAGCGTCATGCCCTCGTTGGTCTGGAAGCGCCGAATCATCTCGACGTTCTTCAGCAGACCTTCGAGCGCCGGGCCGCCCGCTGCGATGATGTCGCGCAGCTTGTCGATGGTCAGCGTACGCAGATGCGCCTTGTAGACCAACTGGGACACGCCCAGCGTGGTGCTGTCGAAGGCAGTCAGCCGGTCGACAAGCCGCTCGACCACCGACTGACCCCAAAGGTTTTCCGTAATGCGCTGCCAATACGGCAGTTCAACGCCATCGATCCGGATCACCCGGGTGTAGTGGATGCGCATGCGCGAAAGCGCCATGCTGTCGGCCACCACGTCGTAGTAGCGCGGCATGCCCATATCCGGGCCGAATTCCTTGACCAGGTCGTTCAGGGATGGCTGCACCAACCACCGGTCCAGCACATAGATGCCCTTGAATTGGTCCTTCGCGATGGAATCCAGTTTCAGCGGCGTGGACATGTCCTGGCCGTCGATCAGCATCACGCCCAGCGCGCCGCCATACAACCGGCCCCACTTGATCGTGTCGTTGATCCTGTCCCACAGGCCCATGCGCTCGAAGGCGGCATTGAGCTTGTCGCGGTCGGCCGGGTCCAGATCGGCGTTCAGCTCCGTTCCGGCGCGCGTCATGTCGTCCGCAACGACGTCCACGGCCTGGCCAACGATCCATGAGGACCGGTACATGGCCTCGATCTGGACCCGGTTGCGGCTTGTGAAATCGAAGCCGTAACCGTACTGCGCCGCCTGGTTGTTCGTGCCCAGACCGACGCGCGCCTCGAAGTTCTGGAAGCTGTCGTTGCTGGACCAGCGCTTGGCGTTGGCAGAGGCGGCCACCTTCTCGCGGTGGTCCCGCTGCAGCGCTTTGCGTTGGTTTCGGTTCATTGTGCGAGCTTTGCCCAGGTTTCGATGGAGTGGTCGCCCGGCGCGTAGCACATGATCAGCGCGTCGGCGATGTTCGGCGACGGCCTCGGGCCGCCTGGCCGGTTCGGCTTTGCCAAGTCTTTCTTGCTTTCGACCTTCACACGGCCGTTATCGTCAAACTGCCGGCGCGGCGTGGCCAGCTCGTCGATCAGCTTGTCCAGGTACGGGCAGGCGCTGTCGAGGCTGATCAGCTGGTCCGAGGGGAACTGCATGCCGCGCTTGACCGCGTTGTAGGTGTTGCGGAACCGGTCAGCCACCATCCACCAGGCCTGCGCCTTGATGTTGGAGAACATGTCCTTGTTCGTGATGTTCGGCTGTTGGTAGATCTCGTCCGGTTCCCAAACGACCGCGCCCGCGTTGAACTTCTCGTAGAACACCGGCGTGTTGTCGCTGTCCGCTCGCCGGGCCTCGTTCAGTTCGCCGAACTTG